AATTGACACCCGTCAGGAGCCATGATGGCCTCACGCAAAAACGACTTGCGCTTTAAGTTCTGCATGTTGATGGCGCTGCCCTTGCTGGCTGTCCACCGCCCTGAGAGGGCTCCATAATAACTAAGCGGAACAGGCAGAGGGCCACGTTGGGAGATTTCTAGGAACCTCTGCGCACGTGTGCGCTCAGTCGTTGACTTGACCTTTAGCCTAGCCTCGCACAGCGCAGCCACGTCCTCGTTGTCACCGTTGAGCATAGCTTGGAACATGGCATCGGTCTTGGCAAATGCAAAGTTGACGCCCACCGGCTTGGGTGTCTTGACCGTGGGCTTTTTCTTCTTGGTCGGCGGCTCCACATTGAGGGTGCGAAGCAACTCAGCAAACTGGCCGTTGCTGGCCAGCATAGCGTCCGTCACTTTGAGCCGTGCCAGTAGTTCCTCGCGTGCCTCACGTTCCGCTTCAATGGCGTTGACTAGCATGAGCTTGTCCAGCAGCAATACCGGCTCGGTGTACATCTTTAGCGTCATGTCGATTAATCGTAGTTCCGAAGCAGGGTATCCAACAACGAGACGCTTGAATATTTCTTCACACAGGTATACATCATGGGCGCAATAACTAGCAAGTTCGCTTTCGACGGCGGGAGTAAGCCTCCCCAATCCATCAGTGGAGTGAACAGCAGTACCTTTTGGGGGGAGAGAAAATTCCAGTGCGAGTCGGGCAAGACTGTTGCCAACCTCCACGCCTCGTAAAGCTCTTGCCATTGATAGTGTGTCGAAGATAAAGGCGGGTTGGATGCTATACCTCCAAGAGAGGATGGATACATCGAATTGGGCGTTATGTGCAAGCACGGCGGTTCGTCCCCAGTCGATTCCAGATAGGAATTCAGGTAGGTCATCTCCTCGAATCCATTGAATTTCATCTCCAGTTCCATACTCATGGAAACAGCATCCAAACGCGTTAAAAGATTTGTCACGTATGTACTCCTCGGTTGTCATCTTGGACAGCGTGTATGTCTTGCTGTTCCAGTATGTTTCAAAGTCAACAGCCAGTATGCGATCGTAAGGAGCGCTCAATGTTTTTTCTCCTTGGGTGTGTTCATTGCTGCGTTCTCTGCGGCCTTGTTCATGATGACAGCGGTAAGCAGGTTGTTCGTGTCGTTGTCGTCTATACCCATTGAGTAGACTTGCATCCCATACGCATCGGTGTTAGCTACCACGAGCACCCCGACCTGCGTCGAGTCTTCCATGAAGCAGCGCACCACCCCTTCAATGCACAGGCGCAGGTAACGCTTGGCTTCCTCGGGCAGTGTTGCGATTAATTCGTTTAAACGTTCTGCGTCTAGTGGTTCATCAGTCATTTAATAACTCCTTGAGTTTGGTTATGTTCTCTTCGTTAACTATGAGGGCTATGCCCCCGGCCTCTTGTATACGTGCAAGCTCACGTTCTTGCAATGCAGTTGTCTTACCCTTGCCTGCCTTGCACTCGATACCAAAGAACCGTCCATCTGTTCTGCATCCCACGATGTCCGGTATCCCAGCACGCCCGAATCCATTGGCCGGTGGCATGAAGTGGTAGTACCCCAAAGCGGTCAGGGTGACCCGCACTTTTGCTTTGACCTTGGATTCAGGCGTTTCCATATCAGTCGTTTCCTTCTTCGTAATCACTGTCTGTGTCGTTGTAGTTACCCATGATGTCATGGTAGTTGTACTTTTCACCAAGCGCGTCGATGATGCTTATCTCATCGCCCTCGTAACCCCGCACTTCGTTGTTGTAGACGTACACATACCGCTGCACTCTAGCCTGATTCTCAGCAAACGCAACCCCCAGCGGGGTCGGTTTCCACAGCCCACTAGAGGCCAGCTTGGTGTCGGTATCAAACCCAATCACCAGCCCCCACAAGTGCAGTGTAGTTAACTGTGGCGCACGCAACATCCAAGTCGGTGCAGTGCTAGGTACGTGCACCCATCCGTCCCCACGATCAGGGGCTTGGGTCAGCCACATCAAAGCCCGCGCCATTGCTGCGTTGAGTGGGCGTTTGTATACCTTACCCCATCGGTCGCAGCATGGGCAGTACCCGCCGTCCCCTTCGATCTTTACTTTCCAATCGTGGCGTAGTTGCTCAAGGTGTGTTACTTCTTGTGTCATTTGCTGCTTTCAATCATTGCCTTGCGTGCAGCTTCAAGCGCAGCCTTGGCGTCAAGTTTAAGATGTTCGATCTCTTCTTGCATTTCCTGCATACGGATGTACGCCTCGGTGCAGAAGTCCGCTAGGTTCTTGTTACTCCATGCGGCAAAGTTAGGTAGGTCTTTGGGTTGTTTCATACTTTTCCTTTTGGTGTTGGTCGGGGGCAGTCTTCGGGCGGTACCACAACGCACCACACCGACTCTTCACGCCGCCCCTGCTTGGCTGCAAGCCATCTATCAATGTAAGCGTCAGGCATGTGTCGCAGGGAGTTGTGCACAGAATCAACCTTGAGTTCGAGCCGATCGGCAATGTCTTGCGCGGTCAACCCATCGTGGTACTGTTGTAGCAGTCTACGAATGTCGGGGTGTTTTGATGTACTCATCTATCTTCTCCTTTGTATTTTGGCTGGGCCTTTTACTATGTTCCAGTCCGTTGATTGCGTGCGGTTCGATACTTCCAAGGTGCTCATACCCACGCGCTTGCGGTTTCTGTGCAGCATACCTCTCTCGTTATTTAACTCCCTGTCGGGAACTGTTTCTTTGGACTTTGATGTGTCGTACTTGGAGTCCTTGAGTTTGCGCAGCAGCAGCACATCCTTCTCAGGGGGCTGGTTCCACAGACGCTCACTTATCTTGGACAGATGCTCGGCTACAAATACCCGCACACCAACATTCCAAGGAAATTTGAGGGGCGGTACACGTATCAAAGGCGGGTCACATTCGTCTGACCGTTTGCCTGTGACTGATTTGAACAGCGAGAAAGTACCCCACAAAGTGTCGGCCTTACGCCAAGTCTTAATAAGACAGGCATCCCAGTACTCTTGGTCGGTGCTCACTTCTCCAGCTCCTTGATCTTTTCCTTGAGGACTTTGTTCTGCCGCAGCAAATCACCAATCATATGCAAGTGTTCGTTATGTCGGGCTTCCATTGTTTTGGCTAACTTTTCAAACTCGCGCTGCCATGACTGCATCTTCTGCGTCAGGATTTGCGTGTTGTACCAAACGTAATCTTGCGCAATGCCTTCCACTTGCACGTTGTCTTTAATTTCAAATTGTTTAAATTGATCTGTGTTCATTTTGTTTCCTTTCCCTGCGCCTCAGGCCACTGTGCTACCACATCAGCACGCACCCGCAGGGCAAAGTTATATATCTCGGGCGTCATCTGCTTGATGCCAGCCTCCGCGCCAAGCCTGTCCAGCTTTGGTATTAGTCGTTCACCCATGCGTTGTGGTGGGGTGGTGTAAACAGGAAAACAATCTTTGCAAGCCTTGTCCGCTGTCGGTAAACCAAACAAACCGTTTTTGTCTGGGCTACAAAGATACGCCACAGGTTCCTGCACTGGCTGTGGTGCGTCAATGGTGTCCTTCAATAAATGAACACCACCATCTAACCTCTCAATAGCCGCGACCACGCCGATACAACCATCCGCCTCCCAATGTGCTCTGAAAGAATACTTGGTAGGCTCCTGCGCTGCTGCCTTCTTTCCATCGTAGTAGCCGCTTTGGTATGCAATCGTCAGCGTATCGTCTTGGCATACCTGCGTATCGTCATTGTCCAACAGCTTGTCCCGCGCTGCTGCGCGCTTTGATTCGTAGCCTGTCATGTGTTGCTCCTTGCTCTGATATTTTCTGCTGCCACTTCAAGCGCCGCTTTGCGTAGGTCATCACAGCGATCAGCCATCCGTATACACACTTGCGCACATTCCTCGCGCTCATGCGCTGCTACTAAGGCGGCAAAGGTTTCAAGCTGATCTTCAATATATGAATCGTCAACCCATACACCTGCGTTATCTGTTTGAAACCCAACTTGCTTTGCTAGTTCAATGATGTTCATTTCACCACCACCGCCCCGACCAGCATCCACACACCAACCACGATGGCGGCGAATGCAATGATGCCTTTGATCTGCTGGGCAATGAACTCCCACGGGTCATGCTGCTCTTCCTCCTCCACACGCACCGCCATGTATTGTTTATCTGCTTCGTTCATTTGGTTCTCTCCTTGAGCAAAGCGGTTTCCAAAAACAAATGCGTTCCAATTTTTCTCTCTCAAGCCAGCATCAATTGCTTGTGTATATCTGAGCAACTTAGGCAAGATGTCGTCAGGGTCTTCAAGGTGTGAGTCAGGTACTTGGCATGAGGCCCAAAGTGCTTTGACTTCTTTGATTGCTTCATCTGTGTACCACTTACTTTGAGAGACGCCCTCAACCATTACCATCGTTACCCACTTTTGCTTTTGCCCTTCAAGTATTTTGTGTAGGGCAACAACTTCTTTCTCGGCTTTCAACCACCGGATGATGATGCAGTTCTCACACTTACAGTTGTAGTTGTGGTCGTTTACAGGTACAGGTGAACCCGCCCATAGCGTTTCCTTGTCAATCATTTGTACTCCTTAATGCGTATGTTCAAACGCTCAATGCGTTTCTCGTTGTACTCAAGTACTGCCTGTGCATACTCGACTGCACCCTCGGCATCCAGCCTCTCAAGGTGAGCCAACGCTAACTCGCGGGTCACCACTTCCAACGGCGTCATGTCACGCCAATAGTTTTTGAGGAATCTATAAAAGTTCACTTGTTTCTCCTATTGTGCGTTTGTGTTTGCGAATACCAACCCAGTCTGCGCTAGGTAAACGGCCCCGTCTCTTACGGCCAATTGCCGCACTCGTTTGCTATCTTCTGTGAGCAGCACAAACCCATACTTATCAAGCTGCTGCACCCAATACTCAGGCGGCTGTTCGTTGACGTGATGGTGACCACCTTGTCCGGGTAGTGCGTGGGTCATAACAAAGTATGTGCCGCACGAGATGGACATCAGCAAGTTGTCAATGTACTTTTCCTCAATGTGCTCGACCACCTCTTGGCAATGCACCAAGTCAACCTCCGTGGTTACAAAGCCCTTGGTCAAGTCAATGTGCACAGTCGGGTAGTTTTTGTTTGTGCAGTTATCCTCCATGCCATCCACAGCCAGCACCTTGAGCCCTTTACTGTGGAAATAGTTGGCAGCGTGTGCCTCCCCGGCACCCAAGTCCAACACCGAATTGACGCAGAACCTATTGATTAAATAGTCCCACGCCGATGGTGCGTATGTCAGTGGGTCACCGCCTGCTATGTTGCCCCCAACGTGCGGGTCGGTCGGATTTGTTTTCATCACTAGTCCTTCATACATTACCAATTCTCCTTTACAAATTTATCTAATGCTTCTACCGATTCAACAAACGCACGGCGGGCTACGTCTTTTTGTTCGCTCGATGCAATGTCAGACACGTCATCCAACTGCCACGCCAGCATGGGGTAGGCAACCCATATCTTTCCACGATGGCTGCGTGACAGATGGTTGTCGCATGATGTATCCCACTCCGCTTGCGCGCCGTAATCAATCAGCGTTTTGGCCGAACGATCGCTGTGCACAATGAACTGCGTGCACACACCCCAGTCACACTCAACGATGCAAGGGTCGCGGTTCACCACGCGCAGCGGCAGCAGGTACGTGCCACCCCCCATGAAGTAATCCCACTCGCCTTGATGTGCAGCAAGGTAGTCTTGGTACTTGGCCCAGCGCTTTCTAAATATCTCAGGCGTGTTGAGCAGGGTGCAGTCGTCCTCCAACACCGTGTACATACCTGAGCCATCGCGTTGCACCAAGTCCTTGAGCAGCGCAGCGTGCGAACTGAGACAGCCCACCCATCCGCCCTTCTCGTGCTTGAGTGCGTCAAACCTAACCAAAGGCAGCCCCGCAAACGCTTGCCCCATGTGCGCCCATCGGTCTGTCCTGTGCGCTAGGTTAATCACGTTGAGGTGCATGCTCTGCCGTGGCTTGCTGCCGTCCTGCGGCCGGTCTCTGTACCACTTGGTCGCTGCCCATTTAACACCCTTGGTCACAGGTGCACCGCCGTGCAGCGTCTTGCTTGAGCCATCGGCCACCGGATACTCGAACACCAGCGCGTTGCCTTGGGTAGCCTCGACGTGCAGGTCGGCATCGGGGAACACAGTGCCGCCGCCTTCTTCGGGCGTGTTGAGATACAGCAGCACAGTTGTCGTGCGCTGGCCGTACTCGCCGGGCTTGTCAAAGTAGTCTTGGTGCGGCCTGTACTCCTGCCCCACCTCGTAACGCAGCACCTGCAAGCCCTCGCCATACTCCTCGGGTACGCCTACAAGCTGGCTGAGCCTGCGCTCAATCTCTGCAACCACAGGGAACTCTTTGCGCTTGAAGAACATACCCGAACTGGTGCGCGATTCATGCTGCGCGTTGCCCTCGTCAGCGACCACAGTGGATTTCTCCAGCCGGTCACCAGCCAAGGACACAAGCTCTGCGCATTCGCTTTCAGTCAGGAAGTCAGCGTAAAGGGCCACCTTGGGCAGCCCCATCTTGAGCAACGTCTTCACGCAGCACCGCCCTCAAAGATCGCCTTGAGTTTCATGTACACCATGCGCGCCTGCATCAGCGGCACCTCGTTAATCCACTCGTCCAAGTCCACAGTAATGCGCTCGGCTTTGGCCTGCTGTGTTGGCTTGGGCTGGGTAGCCTGCGGCTGCAATGCGGCGATGCCTGCGCTTTGTTTCTCTGCTGGCGCTGCCTTCTTGGGCTTGGCTGTTTGTTGGGGTGCGGCCCTTACCTTGCGTGCTTCTCTTAGCTCGCGTGCCTTGATCGGACGCAGCGTTGGCTCGACACTAAACACCCTGTGCCCTTCCTTGCGCACGCGCCCTACCAAGTGCATCTGATAGACGAGCGATGAGACTGAGGCCTCTTTGAACCCTTTGGCCGCCATTGCAGTGGTGATTTGGGCTGTGGTCAGACCGGGATTTAGGTGGATGTAGTTGTAGGTGTCGTGGGATACGTTGTTGGGTTGTGGAAACATTCTTTTCTCCTTGGGTTGGTTGATTGATGGCTCGGGACTGTCCCACTCGCTGAGGACTTTACTTAACTCAGTTTGCATATCAGGCATTGCTTTCTCCTATAAAAAACACATCTGAACTATACCTCGAAAACCCGAGGTATGTCCAGCACTAGACAAATTATTTCCGATAGGGTTTTTCCCTATACCACTTGGTGGCTACCCATTTAACTCCCTTCCTTACGGGCTCACCGCCGTGAAACGTCTTGCTTGTGGCATCCGGCGTAGGGTATTGGAACCACAGC